CCAGTATATGCTTTAGGGATCCATATTCCGTCACTATTAGTTTTACCAAAATAACTAGAGTCTAATGCTAGATTATCTATTAATTGCATTTCTGCTAAATACCCATCAAATTCTTGTGAACTTAATGAATGTGCTAATGTAGATATACCCATTTTTGAACCATCTCCATATCCAGCAAAATCAGTATCTGCACTAGGTTGCGTTCCTGTCATTGTTACCAAAGAACCATTTACATATAATCTTGAAAAAGCTGAACCAGTAGTGCAATCAGCAATCCATACACAATGATACCATGCACTTACATCTCTGAATACCATAGCAGTTGTCATTGTTTTTTCAGTTGTACCATTAGTTAAACGAAATGTTAATTGGTCATCTGTGTTAAATCTAGACATAAACCTTGAACTTGCACCAGCAGAAATTATACACATTTCAGAACCAAGTGAACTACCTCGTTTAAACCACCAAGAAAAAGTTAATTTTCTTTTACTGTCTGCTGTGTCTTGTGTTCTATGTAAATAAGCATTATCATCATTATTAAAACGAATTGATTGGTCTATCTCATATACACCAGTTGTATTATTCCATAATTCGCTGGTAAACATAATCTACCCAAAAGCCAGTTGAGGTGAACCTAACAGAATTGAATTCTCTGCTTTTATAAAATATGGCACAATGTCGTAAGCATTATTTGCAGCACTTAATGCTAAACCTGCAGCTCCTGCAGTTTCATAATCTCCATGTAAACTTACTGTACCTGCACTTGATGAACTTGGTTGAATAAATATAATTACTCCAGTTTGTCCTACTTGCGATGCTTCGGTAGTTACTGCTGCTAAAGTATTAGAACCACTAGCTAATGTAATAATAAAATTTTGGTTTGTATCATAATCTAAAACACCAGATGTTGCAGATAAAGCTGCTGTGTAAGTACTAGGTAATTGTGCTTTTGTAAATGTGTTTTGTTCATCTGTTTTAACAACTGCTGCTTCTAAAGTTACAGCTCCACTTGATACAGAAAAATCTGCACTACTAAATGAAGATATCCCTTTATCTGATGCAGTTGCGTTAGATAAGTTTGCTGTTGGAACAGAACCAGTTAATTTTGATGTGACATCAATAGAAGAATTTTTTATGTCAGCATTATCAATAGTGCCATCTAAAATATTGTCTGTTGTAATAGTTTCGTCATCAATGACAACACCTTTAATTTTTGTTAAAGCCATATTTTATTCTCCTAACTTGTTATCCAATGGTTGCATCTTCTAGCCCTACGCTTGCATCAGTTGTTCCAAATTCAAATTCTATTTTTTCATTTACATCAACTGTACTAGCTTTACTAGCATCTAAAACTAAAAAACTACCAGCGTTTGAAGCTGAACCATCTGTTGCATTTAATAAAATACCACCATTACCATGTTCTGCTGATTCTATTGCTCTATTAACGATTGTTCTTATTGGCATTTAATTTCCCCTACTCTTATTTATCTATTTGTCAGTTCCAGTTTCTGGATTAAAATTTTTGGCGTCTTCAAAAAAAGAAGTTGTTTCGTTAAATCCAAAATTATCATCAGCCTCAGCAGATGTTGGTTCTGGGGTAACAGCATATCTTTGTTCTCTTTTAGGAGATGCATCAGGTAAATCTGTATATTGGTCAACTTGAACTTGTTTAATAACAGATTGTGAAGTAACAGGACCATACAAATAAAACTTTGCAGTAAAAGATAATGTGTAAACAATTGCTCTTCTTGTTGTAAAATCACCTTCATAATTATCCTCATAATCAAGACCTGTTAAAACAATAGGTATATCTCTTTTTGATTTCATATCCAAATTATCATTTACTGTAATTGTATATTCTGGTTGAAAAAAAGGTAAAATTTGTTCTAAAATTTGTAAGGCATCATCACCATTTTTTGCCATTACAAATAAAGAAAAATCTATATTATATGGCACTGGCATATATTGTGAATCCATCTTAGATGAACCCTTACTACTTGGTTTTTTAATTCTTGTAACTCTGTTTAATTTTCTAGTTGAATCATAAGATATTGTTTGAATTTCAAATGCAAGTCTAGGTAATGTAATTGCAGTTGCTTTATTTAAACTTGCATCTTCTCTAATTCTAGATAAGAATTTTTGTTTAGGGCCATAGGCCAATGGAACTTTCATTGCTTGAACTGTCGCACCAGCATTATTTTTTCTAACAATGTTTATGTTGTTAAAAATTGTTCCAAAAGAAACAACCATTTTTCTGATTGTTTCATGATAAAATTGTTGTCCTAACATTATAATCTCCCAGCATCACCAAATGGATTTGATTCACTAAAGTCTAATATAGTATTATCTAGATTCTCAAATAATTCGTTTTGTGCTTGTTCGTCAATAGTATCAATACTAAAGTCTTCGTTAATTAGATAGTGATTTTCTTCTTCTAGGTCTTGAATGGTAGCCGTAGAAGCAGATGTTTGACCTTTTATAATTTCACCGTTTTCAAAAGAAGTATGACTTATATATTCAAAATCAATCTGGTCACTACCTACATATTTTACTCTTCCGATTGCACCTGAAGTTTGTCCTATAATTACTTCTTCATCTTCTAAAGTATTTGTTTTATTATTTATTCTCATATAATATATATCACTTGTTTCTAAGAGTAATGAAACTCCACCAAATTGTGTTTCTGTTATAATATTATCACCATCAGTTTCTTCTAATAACAAACTATTATCTTCTAATGCAAAATTTTCAGTATATGTACTTGGTTGTTCTAAAGTAAATTGATATTCTAAAGAATCTAAACTACTATCAGTTTCAACAGCATCTAAAGTATCAATACCAGTATTAATATCTTCACTACCATATTCCATGGTTCTACATTTTAATTTATAAACTGGATTATTGTCTAATTGAAAGAATGGTTCATCATGGTCAACAAAACTTATTTCAAATAATTTACCAAGAATAGGGTGATAGATTACATCACCTTCTAAAGGTCTATCTGCATCTGTTACAGTATCTTCAGTTACAATATAAGAAGCACCAACATCAAGTTTAGATTCTACTGTTCCGTCTTCTAATAATATTGAACCACCAGCTTCTGAGTCTGTTCCTACTTCTATTGAAACTTGATGAGTTAAATCTTGAAATCTTTCTTTATTAACAACAAAAGTAATTTCATCTTTTATATCAAGACCAAATTTAGAAACTAATTCTTTTTCACCCTCAAGACCACCTTCTGCATTTTCTATATACATTTCCACTTGTTGTGAATCTGTAAATTTAGAAAGTGTGTCTTCACCAAATAAACTATCTTCTTTTACAAAAGTACGATTGACATAAAATACATCATGACCATAAATTTGTATAGCCTCTTTTACTAAATCACTATAAAGACTTCTTTCGGTAGCAATAGAATGTTTATTGCTAGTATGAAAAAATTTATTAACCGACATAAATTATCCTATCATATAGTTTATTGGCAATTCATGGTGAAGTTGAATTTGTTCTTCTAACCTTTGAATCTCTTCTATTGCTTGTGAATAGATTTGTTCTCCGTTCATTGTAACTCCACCTAACATCGCAACACCATTAAACTTTGATAGGTTAGCACCCCATTGTTTTTTTAATAATTCGGTTGCATATCTTTTAAGGTACATATCATCATATACACTTGTATAAGTGTCTGGGTCTAATTTACGATAACATTCAATTAAAAGAAACTCTGTATCATTAAAATTAGTGTCTACATCAGTATAAATGTATAAACGATTTTGATGTTCTTTAAATTGTATTGGCATCTCACCAGTTAGAATATGGTCTAAATAATCTAGATGCCTCATTGTCATTTCATAATTAATAATAGAGGTTGAACTAAAATCATATAAATCATTTAATCTTAATTGATACCTTACATCAAACATATTTGTTGTAAGTTGGTCTGTTATTGGAAAAACTTTATTAACTGATAATACAGTATCAGGAACAGGAATATAATTTTCTTGTTGTAACCAATCTGCTGTAATCGTAGAATCAACTAAGTCAGTTGCAGTAACAGCTGTTTCATTACTTTTCATTCGTGTAATTTCTGCTTCTGTAAGTTGATGTTTTAAATAAACTCTCTCTACACCATCTGAGTGATAGTTTAAATAATATTGAAGAGCTTCATCTATTCTATCATCTGCTTGGTCATCACTAACATTAATGTCAATAACTCCCTTTCCTAATGCTCTTAAACAATATTCTTTGAAAGTACTCTTTGAATTTGGAATTGCCATAATATTTCCCTTTTCTTTCAATATTTATAATAAAAGAAAACATTACAAATTTTTAATCACTTTTAATTGTGGTGCAGTAATTCTTGAAGGTGGGGAAATAGCACTACCAGAAAACTTGGCAGATGTTATTGAACTATTTACGACTTCATTGGGCCGATAGAGTCATTTGATGTTATTGTTGTCTTTGGCATTATTCTTCAACATTTTTTGAAGTTCAGTAGTTGAGCCTACGAATAATGCATTAGTTACATTCTTTGGTGCATTACTTGGAATTTCTTTTAATTTTTGCATTTTTAATTGTAAATCTCCAAGTTTTTCAGTTACATCAGCAACTTGTTTAATTAAATTACCTGCAACTTCAAAAGCTCTTGGGTGTTCACTCTCCCTTGCAAGGTCTAATATACCTTGTACTGCATCTTGTCCTCTTTCAACTAATTGATAGAAGTTTTCCCTTTGATACTTATAATCATTTTCTAATTCATTATCATTTGTTTTAACAACAGGTTTAGGTTTAGGTGAAACAACCTCAAGTTGTTTTTCAACAATATCTGTAATTCCTAAAGTGTTATCTAAAGTATCATTAAACTTTGTCATTTTTTATTTCTAACTCGTTGCACCAAATGGTAAATATCTAACACCAATTTCAACACCATTAGATGGTGCAGTTACAAATGTTAAAGTTGTTCCTGAAACAGAGTATTTAGTTGTTGGTCTTTGTAAAACACCATCTTCTGTAACTAATAAAGTGTTCTGAGTATGATTACTTTCTGTTAGAGTAAAAGCAGTTGATGAACCATCACCTGTAAAAAATGAAGGTGCATAATTTAAACTTAATTTTGCATTTGTAATTGAATTATTTGAAACACTAGATATCACAACTTCTGAGCTATTATTCATATTAATAGCAACAATGACAGCATTATTTGCTGGTGCAGAAGTAAATGTTAAAGTTGTTCCTGAAACAGAATAGTTTGTCGTGTATTTTTGAAATACACCATTTACAAATACTAACATTGTTTTAGTTGGTAGTGCTGGTGTTGTTGATAAAGTAAAAGTTGTATCTGAACCATCACCTGTAAAAGCATCAACAGTTGGGTTCGCAGTAAAAGAAGCAGCTGACTGAGTTAATGCTTGTCTACCAAGATAGATAACAAAAATATTAATTAGATTTGCAGGTATAGAAGCAAAAGTAATCTTAGGTACCCCACTTACAAAAGAAATAGTATATGCAGCTTCAGGTTCTTGAATTACACCACCAAGAGATACTAATATTGAAGCAGCAGAAGCAACTGGGTGAGTTAAAGTAAATTGACTATTACTACCATCACCAGTAATGTTCTGTTTTTCAAATGCTCCGAAAGTAGGTTCGTTTCCAATATATGACATTTATTTTCCTTAACTTGGTTTTGTTGGCCAAGTTACATTTTTAATTTTAGTTGTAGTTGTTAGTCCGTCTGTAATATCTCTTAAATTTTCTCTATATGTTTGCCACTTACCCTTAGTAAGATTATCCATTCTTTTATCTGTAATATCTATCATTTGAGTCCAATCACTTTCTGTTAAAAGTTGATTTCTTCTTATTCTTATTTGTTCAACTCCTCTATTAACAGCACCATCTTCCCATACCTTTTCTTCTGCTTCTCTTGCAGTAGTTTCAGCATCTGTCATAGCTATTCTTTCGCCATTAACTATTTTATAAAGTGTTGCCATAATTTATCTCCTA